GGGCGCGGGTTCGCTATGGGGTTTAGTGTGTGTTCGCGGGGTTTGGCTTATGTTCGCGGGGTTAAGGTATCGGCGATGTTGACAAACAAGATAAAAATATGGCTCGTGCGCGGGTACGCAAGGGTCACCCCACCCCCCCTGCATTTGCTATGCAAACCCGACATATTTTTTCTACTTTTTAGGTTATCGATATGGTTAATTTGCGAACCATTGGGGAAAAACCCGCCCCCCAAACAAAAAACCCCCCGCTGGGCGAACCAACAGGGGGGCCATTCATGTAACTTTGCGAACCATTGGGGGGAAACCGGGGGACCGGGGTGTACAGGGGGTTTACCCCGGCAGGACTAGGTCCTATGGTACAGTCAAATTCACGATTTGTCAACACCTTTTTTTCATTTTTAGTTATTTTATGGTAAACCATGCAGGAAACGGGTTGACAGCGGTTCCAAAACCCCCCATAATACAAGGGTATGCCACATGTTCGCGGGAGAACACTATGTTCGAAGCTGCCTTATTAATATGTTTAGCTGCAGCACCCGAAGAATGTGTTGAGTTGAACGACACAAGAGGTCCCTACCCTAGTAAACCCGACTGCATCCGTCGTATCGACGAAATGGCAGAGTTTGCCACGAGTGCAAACCTCTTTGAATTAAACATAAAATGGAAATGTACCAAACAAAAAGGTACACCAACGTAAATCCCCATGAATTTACTACCCCAAACAAGTAAAAAAGCTGCCCTAACTGAAAAGCAGGAGCAGTTTCTCGACGCTCTGTTCGAAAACAACGGCAATATGACCGTTGCTGCCGAACTCGTTGGCTATTCCCCCAAGTCAGTCACGTGGCTCAAGGAACGTCTAGCCGATGAAATCATCGAACGCACCAAAGTCATGTTAGCGGGACACTCCCTGTCAGCCGCGAACAAGCTGGCAAGCCTCGTAACGGCCCCTGACATCGAACGTGGGGATGACTTGCGGATGAAGGCAGCGGAAAGCATCCTGAACCGCGTTGGCATAGCCAAGCAGGAAACAATGAACCACAACGTACAGGCAATCCACGGGGTTGTCCTTTTACCCCCAAAGAAAGAGGTAGTTATCGATGGCTAAACGTCCTGCGTGGTTAACAAGGGCTATGGACCCATCCACACCAACAACCTACGCAAACGAAACTATGAGAACTGTTAGCTTTGAACAGGACGGTGTAGAATATGTTGCCCCAACTATTCGTCGTGAAAAAGAAGGTTTGAGTCGGCTGTCTGATGAAAAAGCTATCAAAGAAGCTATGGTTCGTGGCGACGCTATTCGTGTCCCAAAAGGAATGTCGGGAACAGAATTTTCAAAAGAACTAAGTAAAATGGTGGAACAGGCACGGATACATCGTGGACGCAAAGCCACATCAACAGCGGAGACAAGTACAGATGGCTAACCTAACTGAATATCAAACATTACTCGCTGACGTAAACCGTATGCGAGAAACTGGACCACCAGAGGGAACTTCTTTTAGAGATGCAGTAGCACCCTTACTTGCTAGAATAAAAGAAATAGAATCTGATTTGACTAAAGACCAAATAAATGATGCAAGGGCGAAGGCAATAGCCGGACAATCAAAGGCCAAGGGCGGCAAGGTTCGCGGCTACGCATACGGCACCCCTAAGGGCGGCGTGACGAATATGCCATCTTGCCGTGGTCGCAAAGCAATAGGCAACAAAGACTAACCCGTGGCCCCACGCAAAAGAGTCCTAGTCCCCCCGAACCCAGAAGACTTAGGCAAGGTCGGAAGACCTAAGAAAAGACCCGGAGAATCCAAAACCACGCACAAGATTAGTGACCGGGAACGGGCAAGGCGTTCTGTGCAGATGAAGTTGCGGAATGCAAAGAAGCAACAGCAACGTGAAGAAACCCGTGTTGCTCGCAAGCGCAAGAAGGTCAAGGACCTAACTGCCGCAGCCGCGAACATACAAGATGCCCTGAACGGCAACAAGACCCGCGTAGTAGACGCTGGTGATTTAGATGTATTACCCCAAGCCGTAACGGACCTGATAGATGACACGCCTGTTATATTTAAACCTAACGAGGGGCCTCAAGAAGATTTCCTTTCTGCCCCTGAACAGGATGTACTCTATGGGGGAGCCGCTGGCGGAGGCAAGTCGTTTGCTCTACTTGCTGACCCCTTACGCTATTGTCACAATGCTAATCATCGTGGACTTCTTCTTCGCCGCACGTTAGACGAACTAACAGAACTCATCGACAAGTCAAAGCAGTTATACCCCAAGGCTTTTCCCGGAGCCATCTTCCGCGAGTCAAAGTCAACGTGGGTGTTCCCGTCTGGTGCAACCATGTGGTTCACCTATCTCGACAGAGATAAAGACGTTACTCGTTTCCAAGGACAGGCGTTCAACTGGATTGGCATAGATGAAATAACCCAGTACCCATCAAGCTACGTCTGGGATTATCTGCGTTCTCGTCTTCGCTCCACAGACCCTGAGTTACAGACAAACCTGACCATGCGCTGCACAGCTAACCCCGGCGGTGTTGGCGGCTGGTGGGTCAAGAAGATGTACATTGATGCCCACGAACCCAACAAGGCGTTCGGGGCCAAGGACCTAGAGACAGGCCGTACTTTCGTGTGGCCTGAAAATCACCCAAAAGCAGGTCAGCCTCTGTTCTACCGCAAGTTTATCCCAGCACGGCTGACAGATAACCCCTTCCTGATGGCAGATGGTCAGTACGAGGCCATGCTTCGGTCACTCCCAGAAGTCGAGCGTAGACGGCTTCTTGAAGGGGATTGGGATGTGGCAGAGGGAGCGGCCTTCCCAGAGTTTTCAAGGACACGACATGTGGTCGAACATTTTGACCTTCCCACGAACTGGCCCCGCATACGAGCCGCCGACTACGGCTACTCGTCGCCGTCGTGTGTTCTGTGGGGTGCTATTGACTGGGATAATAATATTTGGGTTTATCGTGAACTTTACGTAAAACACTTGACAGCAGAGCAATTGGCTGATAAAATATTAGAATGTGAAGAGTTAGACCCCACACCACACTACACGGTCTTAGACTCTTCATGTTGGAATAAAACCGGATTCGGACCTTCTATCGCAGAAACTATGATGAGGTCCGGGGTTAGGTGGACTCCCTCAGACCGCAACCGTCTTCAAGGAAAAATGGAACTACACAGGCGGCTTGCTGACGACCCGTACTCCAAAGAACCCCGTATGCGGATTTTTTCCAGTTGTAAGCATATCATTGCACAGTTATCAGGCATTCCACTCTCCAAAACTAACAGCGAAGATGTAGACACGCGAGCAGAGGACCATGCCTATGATGCGTTGCGATATATGGTTATGACGCGAACATCTGGTTATCAATCAATACATAAAACGCTTCAGGGGATAAAGGACCAGACCTTTAAGCCCTATGATGCTACATTTGGATACTGAGTATGGCAGAGCCAACTGACATTCGTACAAAAATGGGTACCGCTGAAAAGATGGTAACGGATGGTACTCTTGCCTTTAGACAATATATGGATATTCCTTATATCCCAGAAGAAGAAGAATTTTTGTTCGAAGAGTTTGGCGGGAAACCCGGTCAAGGCAGAATAAAAACACCTAAAAAGCTAACTGTTAAACAGGCTTTTGCTCTTTTAGATTATTCTGGTTTTCCTCTGGCTGACGAAAATGCAAAATTTTCTATTGCATCTTCTATTAAATTAAGTGCGCCAGAGTTGTTCGATGATGCCAGCTTTAAAGCTTATGAAAAGAAGTTTGGTAAAGTTATGGAGATGCAAGAAAAAGGCGCATCTGCATCCAAGAATATAACAACAGCAAAAACACCGAAGGCAGCAAATCAACCCGTGGCAGAACTAGACCCCAAAACCGCAACCCTTCGTGAAGTTGCTGAAGCTTACGCTGAGAAGTCGAAGCGGGGTAAGGCGTTCGTCACCTCTTCATTACAATTCTTTAAAGACATTGCAGATGAACCCGGCTCCGCTCTTCGCCTGTTCGAAAAGGACCCTGAAGGAAACACCCTTCTTTCAAAGACCTTTAAAGGCACTGAGGATACATCGACTGTAAAGACAGCGATGCAGAACCTTCGCCAAGTCGGCTTAACCTTGAAGGGTTCGCTTGGTCCTGACACACCCGAATACAAGCTGTTGCCAGACAAGGCTCCGAACACGGATTTAAACAATCGTATCTTTGGTCGTAGCGAACCTGCCAAAGCTGCATCAGAGGTTGCAATCAATCCTGATAAAGCTAAGATGAGCCAGTTGTTCGCGGGTGTCTCTAAATATCTTGACAATCCTAACACAAAAGCTATTGCCCAAGCAATCATTTTTAACCTCAATACTGGTCTTCGTCCTAACGCTGCTGCGGGTCTTCAGGTAAACGCTTACAAGCCGGATAGCGGTGCTATCTACATTGAGGCAGAAACCAAAGGTGCCAAGGGTCGCGCTGTGAATATTCCTTTGAACCCTATTGCAGATAGTATCCTACAAGAAAACCTAGCTGCTGGCAACAAAGAAAACTTTTTTACTAAACCGAACGGCAAGGTAGTCACTTCTAGTGACATGACAGACCTCTTAAAAGATGTCAAGGTAAAAGACATTGCCTTCGATGCTGCTACGGGTAAGTATTTTGATACGCTAGCTCCTACAGGTTTTTCTGGTAAGAAGGGTTCAGCCCTTTTACGTAACATCCACGCTA